GAGTGAATCACGGATGTCCGCCTTGGTGTATTCCTTGCCGTCCACCGTCGCCGCAACGTCAGTTGCAGAGAGGTCTTCAGCGCGGAACAGAACCTCCTCCGCCCACTCAATGACCTCATCGACCTCCTTGCGCTTGCTTTGGAGTTCTCCGAGATCCTTTACGTTGGCGTAAGGGTTGTTCTCCACCTTCGGCTCGGGGATTTGCTGCTTCGCCTGAGCGATGGCAGCCTCAAGAGCGGACGCCTTTTCTTCAGCCAGCTTGCGCTTGGCAGTCAGTTCAGCGATGCGCTTGAGCAGACCGCTCTTACCCTTCTGGGCAAGCTCGGCAATCTCCTCATCCGTTAGCTCGTCAATGTCCTTTGAAAGAACCTCCTTCGGATTCGTTTCCTTGGGTTGAGGATCGCCCTCCTTGGAGGGAGCCTCGTCCTTCGGAACTTCTTCCTTCGGAGCCGCTTCAGGCGTTACTTCGGCTTTCACCTTGGTACGCTTGGCAATGCGGGAGGACAGGAAGTCCTGATCCGTCATTGGCTTGTTTTCCACGGCGGGTTTAGCGTCTGCCGCGTCGGACGTTACGACTTCTGACATAGGATTGTGAACCGCCGTATTTGCGCCCCGGCGAATGCGATGGCTTAAATCCTACCATAGTAGACTTAGTGCTTGACCTAGGGCCCTATTGTTGAGGCTATTAGACGCCCAATGGGGTAAAGCATAACCCATCGCTGGTTAGGACGCTGACGTTCTACCGAGGCCTCGCCCACACGCGGGGACGGCCACCTCGGGGATTAAGCGAAGATGCGGGTTGGAGCCCCGCTTGGGCACAGATTTATGGACCCTAAAGCCCTAGAGAGACTGCACAACAGCCAAGACTTCCTCGCCTTCCTCCGGGATGTAAAGGGAGGCCGGGAGTACTGGATTCGCCAGCTCCACGACGTGAAGACGGAAGCCCTTCAGCAAATCAGCGGGCGCATCCTCGCGGCAGACGACATTCTCTACAACGCGAGGTACGAGGAACTAGAGGCCCGGTTTACCCGGTTGCATTCAGACCCTGAGTCTGGACTTCGCCCATTTGCGCCGGTTGCGTACCAATCCGGCCAATCTGAGCGTTCTGCGCCTGCTGCATCTGGAACTGGTACTGCTGAACGTACTTCTGCAAGCGAGCTTGGAACGACTCGTCCGACTGCATCCGCTGGGAAACGTCGGGCTGCTGCACATACTGCTGTATGACCTGCATTGCGACTTGAGCCCCGTTAGGACGGGCGCCAACCTCAATGCCGGCATAGATCTTGGACAGATCGTCCGTGACCTGCTTGACGATCTGCTGTTGGGCCTCTTGAGCAGGCTGTAGGACGCTATCAGCCAGTAGGGGGTTGACCGCCGCAGCCATCACCTCCAGCATCCGGTCCACGTTAATCCGACCATTACGGTCGAACTGGAGAAGGCTGACGAACTGGTTGAGCTGCGCCTCAAGGGTCTCGGGATCGGTCGTCAGGACATCAAAGTTGATGTTGATGTCGAAGTTCTCATTCGGATCGCCGCGACCAAAGCGCACCGGATCGGGATTCCCAGTTACGCGGAAGAACACCTGCTCGGGGCCAAACCGCTGATAGCACTTGTAGGTCATCCGCAGCACGTCCCTGACGTGAGTTAGGAACTTATCCACGAAGAACTGCTGGCGGATGCGGGACATCGGGTTCTGGTGGTCCAGACCCATAAGACGGTCGGCCTGCTCAATCTGCGTGCGCTCCATCTCCACGCTGCCGGGGTTGTAGGCAGGAGTAGGCCCAAACTGAATCTCACCCATCCGGCGATAGGCGACCTTAACTCCCGGCCCCCATTCGGGCGCGGGCGTTCCCGCGGGGTACATGATGGCGGGAAGGGTGGCATAGCTGTTGCGGTCGATACGGCTGTCGCGCTCCACCTTCACCTGCCATTGAATGCCGCGCAGTTGCTCTGGCACCGTGGCAAGCTCGTACAAACGCTTGTTGTCCTCGCCCAGCTTGGTGACGACAAAGGGATAGTCGTCGTACCCGTTGAGCAGTTCGTGCTTGGCGTACTTCGGTTCCTCGGAGGTTCCGTAGTAGTTGTTGTGAAAGACGGTGCAGTAGATGCCCTCGGACTTGTCTTCCTCGGAAACAAGCCGCTGATAGCAGTAGATGACCTCGTAAAGCTCGGTGGTCTGCTCCTGAGCGATGCGCGTGTAGGAGGTGTTGGTCCGGGGATCGTTCATATCCACGGAAGTCACCTGCATCTCCATGATCTTGTCCGCCCACTCCGCGTCCCAGCCCTCCGTAGCCACCTTGTTCTTGATCTCCTGCGCGGTCATCAGCACGCGCCAGAAGCAATACGGGGCCTTTTGGGGGTCGGTCGTGTAGGCAGGGAAGAAAACATCACCATCAGGAGCCAAAGCCGCGACTTTGGGGCAGTTAACCGACTGGCGGACCACAGGAAACTCGGCAGAACCCTCTTTTCGCAGCTCCTTCAGGGCTTTCTTGGCCCGCTTATCGGTCAGATTGTCGAACTGACCCTTCAGAAGCTGAATCACCTGCTCATCCGACTTCCCGTCGAGGATGATTTGGGCCAGATCGGGGCTCACCTGAGCAATCTGGGACAGGTCCAGACGCTGAAGGAAGGTACGGTTCTCCTTCTGCCACCCCACGTAGGTGACCATAATGCCCCGCTCCAACAGATAGTTGGCACCCAGCTCCATCTGACGCTTAAAGTCGGGGATGTAGGAGGCCACCATCCACTTGAGGAAGGCACTCACCACCCGCGCCCGGCCAATATCCCCTACTTCGATGGGGTACGCCCGGATATGCGCCCGATTGAGCGCAGACATAAACAACGCAACGTAGGTGTTGATACGCTCGTCGATGACCTGCACCTCCGAATCCGCCGCTCCTTCAAAGGGGAAGGCGTCGCTCCCGTGCTTACGCAGATCCTTGGACTTTCCCGGCCAGATGTTTCGGCGGTAGTCATAAGAATCTCGGGTACTCTGCAAGTACCAGTCCAGATCATTGATGGTTGTGTCGTAAGCGTTCTTCAGCGCGGCGACATTGGGAACCGCCCGGACGTAGGTCAGGGCTTCATTAAGGTCATTAGTTTGCATTCAGTTTGCGCTGGAGATTCTGGACGATTGTATACGCAACGCCCTTGTGCGCCCCTATTTTGTCAGCCAGCAGTTCCGGGCTGATTGGCTGGTATTGAGCCGTGAGGGTTCTGGTTAAAATCTCGAACCCCAGCAGACGGTCCATCTGCTCGGCCTGCCATACGGGGTTTAGGGTGATGTCACCGTCCGAGGACTTCATGACGGTAGGTGGTTCCCTTCTCGTCGGTGATGACATCGACGAAGATGGGCTTGCCGATCAGCTTATCACAGTCGCGGGGTCGGACAGCTACGGGAACCAGACCCTTGTCCTTCTCCATCAGACAATAAACCCAATGCGGATTCGGAGCGCGGCGAATCACCCGCATCTGCAAACGCTTCGGCACGGCCTCGGGGACAGCCACAGCCAGTCGGAGCTTCTCCGCTCCCTCCTCCGTAAAGAACTTCCGGCCCTCCACAGTCAGATACTCTCCTTCCGCCAGACGCTCATCCCTCAGCTTGGCTAATTGGAACTTGGTGATGCCAAGCTCCGTACACAGGTCATTGAATGCGATCATCAGTAGGCCCTTCCAGTCGGTTTAATGGTTCGAAGTGAGTTGGGGTCGATAAAGCGTATCCCTGCCACCGCCGCATAGCGGATGCAGTCGATGGGGTCTTTCCACGCCTCGTCCTGCCCGCCATCCGCCGTGTACTCCTGAAAGGCTTGGATGATGTTCTCGCAGCGGTCCGAGATGTACAGGTGCGGTCTATTAAGGGAATCAACCGGAGCCTTCTTGTTGTACGAAAGCTTGGTCTGGATGGCCTGCAATCCGTCCTCGATGTCCAAGCCGGGGGCAGGGAGGAAGACTAGCCCCGCATCCTCAAGGTCCGCCATAACGGACGATACGCCGGTTTGCGTCTGATATTTGGCTGCTCCGAGCCGAGGGTCGATGAGCCGCTCAAAGATGGTGTCGTTTGTATCGGCCTCCATCTGCGTAATCAGGTCCACATAGTCACGTATCCCGTAACCAAGGCCCTTAGATCCCTCTCCGCCAATCCACTTACCCCCGTGCCATCTGGCCCAGTCCCCGACATTCACATCCGGCCATTCCCGATAGATCCACCACGTATCCGACTGGTCCACGGCAATCCACGCCATAAACCAGTTCTTCCGCCCAGCAGGGTCGAGGATCAGATACTT